TTAAAAATAGTAGAGGAGTTGGACGTCGTTTACCCGGCAGTTAATCCAACTCCTGACATGAGTTCCGAAGAAATCATGTACCGCTCTGGGCAACGATCCGTTATAGAGTGGATCGTTAACCGTATTGAGGCAAACTAAATGTCAGTCACTTATAACACACCAGATGAGAACACAAGAAAAATCGCTGATCTCTTTGTAGATGAGAATCAAACAGGATCTCTTTATGGTCACGCAGATTATACCCATGCATTAAGAAGGCAGGTTGAGGATCAAGGCTGGATGGGTAATGTCAATCAAGTTAGACAAGCTGTTGGACGGTTCCTTGATGCTAATAAAAATTCTATACTTGATGCTGGTAATCGAGGAGAGGGTGGTTTATTAGATCAATTAACAAATGAAAGTTATACTTATGGTACTACTCAGTATGGAAACAGTGGCAGAGAATCAGACGTATTTAATTACTGGGATTTCATACATGCTAGAGCTTGGGGTAGATCTGATGCAGAAATAGTTGAATGGTTAGATCAAAACCCTACGATCAAAGCCACTGCAAGAGATGATATTTATAATCATATATGGACTCATGGTAATGTACAAGGGTATGACCGCCCTGAAGTACCTGGTACGTGGACTGGAACTGCAGCACCTATTCCAGGTGAAGGTGGTTCAAAGTATGGAGACGGTGATTATTATAAAGGGTTAAAAGATTTATGGGACAACCCTGATGATCCTAAAAACCCTAATACTTTATCACAGTATAGAGATGATGTCTTAGATCTTTTAGAGAATGGACCTGATGATCAAGTTTATTCAGGTAATAGAAGGTATGATTCAGAAGGTAATGAAATGACTTCTGGTTTATGGCATAAAATAAATCATTTTAAAGTTCAAAGAGAAACTGAAAGGACTGGTAGTTGGTACCCAGACCAAATAAATATTACAGAATCTTTTGGTTTAGCAAGTGATCCTGAGCAAGCAACACAGTTCACAGAGCAAGACTACCTTGCAGCTAGAGCGAGTGGTCATACTGACTATGATGTTTACAAATATCTAAGAGCAAATCCAGATACGTATACAAGTACAGAAGGTAGGAGTTTTTATAACACATTAAGAAGTGATCTGATAGAAGCTGCACCAGATCCAAATGCTTACGATGATTCTAACTGGAATCAGTTATTAGAAAGCCCACTTTGGCAAGAGTTAGGTGAGTACTACACTGAAAATGAATTGACTGATTATCGAGGCAGAGATTGGGTAGATAAAGATGACTTTGTAGTACTCCATGGCTATCTAAGATCCCAGCTCGACCGTAGGGGTGGTGTTTGGTCAGATCATTTTCGAACTGAGGCAGACTTAGAACGAATAATTGGACCTTCTGATACTTCAACTCAAACTGGAGGAGGAGGCTGGGAGGCAGGTGAATATTGGTCTACTCGTTACGGTGCTGAAGGACCACCTGATCGACCTGATTCAGAAGGTGATAGAGACTTAACTGCCATTGAAAAAATGGTAACTGGAGCTGCTGTTAGAGCTCAAGATGAAAGTACTTGGGAAGATAGGTTAGAGTATCTAGAAAATAGATTCTTAACAGAGATGTATGAAGGAAGACCAGATGGATCAGATGTTGACGATCCATATGAACCTCGCTTTAATACAGATGCTCAGGATCATTGGGGTCTAGATATAAGACGTGCAGATTTTGACTATGATGACAACTTCTGGACTGATGATGATGAATTAATGGGTACTGATGAAGCTGATCTATGGTATGAAACATTAACTAAAGGTGACATTGACTGGGATTTCTATCAAGAGAGTGCTTCTTATAACGCCGCTAGAGTAGCATTAGGTATGGATGAGGAGATTAGCACTGTTGCAGAAATCAGACAAGCTAATGTATGGGTTCATGGTCAGGAAGCGGTGATAGAAGGTACTACAACATATGATCCTTATGTCCCTATATTCGATAGAGATGAAGCTACACCTTATGAAGCTAGAGAATTAACAATACAAAATTATACACCAGCAAATAAAAAAGGATTAGCTACTCCTAGAGCAGAAGCTAGCGCACCTACTATTAATGTTGCACCATTTGAAGTTACCAAACCTAGTAATTTAACAGGTGTAGGTACTACATTAGGTACAGGAACTTCCGATTAAATACTATGGCATTTGAAACTAAATATGGTAGCTCTAAAGAGCTGTTTGGGCATTCAGATTATGCCGCTGCTTTACTACCTCACAAAGAAAGTACAGCAGATTTACAAACAACAAGGAATCGTGTACTTGATTGGTTAGATCAGAATCAACATTTATTAGGTCCAAAAAATAAACCCCTCTCAGCAGGTGGTGAAGCGCTTGGATTATATGAAGACATTTCTAAATCAGAGTTACATACCAGATGGAAAGGTAGTCATCCAAATTTACAATCGGAAACTCACTTTGGTCATTTCGATTTAGATGCATCAAGAGCTGCTGGTATTAATGATGATATGATATTAGCTTGGTTAACTGAAAACCCCCAGTTATTAACTTCTGAAAATGTAGAAGGACAAGCTGGAGGTGTATTTGAATTACTTAAAGGCACTACAACTGACACACGTACTTCTATACCAGAGCAACATCCAGGTATAGCTTATGGTACAGATCCTTATGTACCACCTGATCCTAATTCACCTACAGTTACTAGGAATCCTGTACCTTGGGAAGGTAGAGAAGACTTGTCAATAGAAAGAAATACTAGAGATAGTCTTGCTATTAATCCAGGTAGTAATTTTATAGCTTCTAAGCAGAGAGCATCTATTAGAAATAAAGCTAGACCAAAATTCACCAAGACAAAAGATCTATCCAGGCAGGGTAGACAATCACTTAAAATATCATGACAGCAAAAACTAGATATGACAGTTTAGTTGGTAATCGTTCACAGTATCTAGACGAAGCTACTGAAGCGGCAAAGCTTACACTACCATATCTAATTCGAGAAGATAATTCACCAACTGGAAGGAGATCAATCACAACTCCTTGGCAAAGCGTGGGTGCAAAAAATGTAGTTACTTTAGCAAGTAAGCTGATGTTAGCTCTCCTACCAGCACAAACAAGCTTCTTTAAACTCCAGTTGGATGAATCTCAGTTAGGTACTATACCTCCTGAGATGAGAACCGAATTAGATTTATCTTTTGCAAAGATAGAGAGAACCATCATGGATTCCGTTGCGGCTAGCGACGACCGTGTTGTTATACACCAGGCGCTTAAGCACTTGGTGGTAGCAGGTAACGCTCTAATCTTTATGGGTAAGAAAGGTTTAAAGCTTTATCCGCTTAATCGCTACGTTATAGATAGAGATGGAAACGGTAATGTAATTGAAATTGTCACTAAAGAATTAATTGACAAAAAATTAGTTGAGGAAATGGTTCCTGAAATTAAGGGACTACATGTCAGTGATGAATCTGATGAAGAAAACGATTGTGAAGTTTACACACATGTAACGCGAGAAAACAATCGTTTTGTTTGGCATCAGGAAACATTTGATAAAATAATTCCTAAGTCAATGGGCAAAGCACCATTGGATACAAACCCTTGGATCGCTCTCAGGTTTAATACTGTGGACGGTGAAGACTATGGTCGGGGTAGAGTAGAGGAATTCATGGGAGATTTGAAATCACTTGAAGCACTGTCACAAGCTCTCGTTGAGGGTAGTGCTGCAGCTGCTAAAGTAGTATTCACAGTGTCTCCATCTAGTACTACTAAACCAAGCACCCTAGCGGCAGCTGGTAATGGTGCTATTGTCCAAGGACGCCCAGAAGATATTGGAGTTGTACAGGTAGGTAAAACTGCTGACTTTGCAACTGCATATAATATGATACAGCAGCTAGAACGTAGGCTGTCCGAAGCTTTCCTTGTCCTTTCGGTTAGGCAGAGTGAGCGTACAACTGCGGAAGAAGTAAGAATGACACAGATGGAACTAGAGCAACAGCTCGGTGGATTATTCAGTCTACTAACTGTTGAGTTCTTAGTACCATACTTAAACCGTAAATTAAGTGTACACCAAAAAACTGGTGATATACCTAAGCTCCCTAAGGGGATGGTTAATCCAGTTATTGTAGCTGGTGTTAATGCTCTTGGAAGAGGCCAAGATAGAGAAGCGTTAGGACAGTTCCTGACTATCATCTCACAAACTATGGGACCAGAAGCTGTTGCACAGTATATTAATCCTGAAGAAGTCATCAAACGTATAGCTATAGCACAAGGTATAGATATCCTTAACCTTGTACGTTCTATGCAGGAGATACAGCAAGAACAGCAAGCTATGCAACAACAAGAACAGGCGAATTTAGAAGCTGATCAAATGATTCAGCTACAGAAAACTCCTATGATGGACCCATCAAAAAATCCTAATTTACAACCACCTGAAGAATAATGGCAGAAGCATTATCAATGAGAGAAGAACCAAAGGTAGAGTTAACTCCTGATGAACAGGAGTCTCTAGCTATTGGTGAGGAACTACAAGCACAACAGGAGAACCTGTTAGCTGGTAAATATAAGAATGCTCAGGAACTTGAAAAGGCTTATAAAGAATTAGAATCTAAAATTGGTACACAACAAGCACCTGATCAAATATCTACAGACTCCTTAAAGTCAGAAGAAACTAAAGAACCTGAAGTTAAGAAAGAGAAGACTGCGGTAGAGACTGCCTTTCTCGAATCCTTATGGGGTGAAGCCCAACAGGAAGGTGACTTTAAACAGGATACTTTAGATAAGTTGAAAGGTATGAACCCTACTGATTTAGCTCAAGAGTATTTAAACTATCGTGCTGCGAACCAATCACCTACAATCAGTCAAAAAGATATAGATGCTATACATAGCGTCGCAGGTGGTAAAGAAGGTTATGGTCAGATGATGAACTGGGCTAAAGAGAATTTACCTAAACAAGAGGTTCAAATGTTTGATACTGTTATCGAACGTGGAGATCCTCTAGCTTGTATGTATGCTGTTCAATCTTTAAGTTATAAATATAACGATGCTCAAGGAGTAGAAGGTAGGATGCTTACAGGCAAAGCGCCTAAGTCTTCAAAACCTGGATATAAAAGTCAAGCTGCTTTAGTTGCAGCTATGAATGACCCCCGCTATGACAATGACCCTTCTTATAGGCAAGAAGTCATGGACAAATTAGCACAATCTGACGTAGAATTTTAAACTATGCCATACGGTAAAGGAACATACGGGTCTCAAAAAGGTAGACCCCCTAAAAAAGGAACTAAAAAGAAATGAGTACAGCCACATTAACTAAGCCACAACAAAACTGGCAAAGCTTTTGCGACTGGGTAACTAGTACTGAGAACCGTCTCTACGTGGGATGGTTCGGTGTGCTTATGATACCATGTCTTCTTACTGCAGCTACTGCATTTATTATCGCATTCATTGCGGCACCACCCGTAGATATAGACGGAATCCGTGAACCCGTAGCAGGTTCATTATTATATGGAAACAACATCATATCTGGAGCTATTGTACCGAGTAGTAACGCTATTGGTCTCCACTTCTACCCGATTTGGGAGGCTGCTACACTCGATGAATGGCTCTACAATGGAGGACCATACCAACTCATTGTCTTCCACTTCCTTATTGGCATCTCAGCTTACATGGGACGACAATGGGAACTTAGTTATAGACTGGGAATGAGACCCTGGATCTGCGTTGCTTATTCAGCACCAGTTGCAGCGTCCTTTGCAGTCTTCCTGGTATATCCTTTCGGACAAGGAAGTTTTTCAGACGGTATGCCGTTGGGAATATCAGGAACGTTTAACTTTATGTTTGTCTTCCAGGCAGAACATAATATACTTATGCATCCTTTCCATATGTTGGGGGTTGCAGCGGTATTTGGTGGGAGTTTGTTTAGTGCTATGCACGGCTCACTTGTCACCAGCTCAATCATTAAAGAAACTACCGAATTAGAGTCTCCTAATTATGGATACAAATTCGGTCAAGAGGAGGAGACGTACAACATTGTCGCGGCTCATGGTTACTTTGGCAGACTCATATTCCAGTATGCTTCTTTCAATAATAGCCGTAGTTTACATTTCTTCTTGGCTGTTTTCCCCGTCGTTGGCATATGGCTCACCTCTATGGGAGTCGCCACTATGGCTTTTAATCTCAACGGCTTTAACTTTAACCAATCCATCCTCGACACCTCAGGAAGAGTTGTACCTACCTGGGCTGACATCTTGAATAGAGCTGACTTAGGAATGGAAGTTATGCACGAGCGTAATGCTCACAACTTCCCGCTTGACTTAGCAGCGGAACAAATACCAGTAGGTTAAATAACCGTGGCGACCTGACCGATCATCCTCGCCACAGTTCACTTACTTTATTATTGATGACAACAACAACTGAACAAGGTGGAAGACAAAATAGGTATCCTAATGAACCTAAAGTTGAAGTCCTTGATGTGAACTGGGCTGAGAATGCAGAGCGTGTTAATGGTTGGTCAGCTATGCTGGGCATCATTGCAGCTCTCGGAGCTTACGTCACGACTGGACAAATTATTCCAGGCTTATTCTAATACCGCGTCCGTTCATCCTGATCACAGGACGCATGCAACCTAATCATGGAACG